CTAATAGACCTTTTGGCAGATAGCTCAACTAATTGTCTACGCATCGCTTCTGGACTATTACTAACTGTTAATCCTTCTTGTTTAGCACGAGCAATTACTTGCATATCATTCAATCTGCCAATAGACTGCTGTGCCTCAATCATCTTCTGAGCCCAAGTAGCATCTACATTCATAGCAGAAACCATGTTCTCATAAAAAGCAATACCATATTGGCTATGCCCTCTTAAGTAGTCAACCACTTCTTTAGACTGAACCTTTACAGATGAAACAGATACAACTTGAGTTCCACCTCTAAGTCCCTTTCTTCTAGTTCTAATCAAAGGAGAAAATCTAACTGCTCCTTGCGGAGGAAGTGATTCTAATCCTCTTTTCTTGTCTCCGTGAATAGAGAAGTTTAATGAGAAGGCAAAAAATACAACAGGATTATCTAACCAATCATCCTCTAATGAATGAACATACTCGATATCTTCCTCTTGTTCTCTTAATCCTTTCTCTGACTTAAGTCTAGAAATCTGAGCATTAAATTTAGAGAATAACTTCTCTTCCATTTCTTTCATCATTCTCTCTACTAGAGATAATGGTAATGCTTCTTCTTTCTTTTCTTCCTTCACTTCTAAATTAACTTCGTTTTCTGTTGTTGCGCTAACCTCTTCGAATACTGATTCTTCAGTTTTAGGGGCTGCGTCTTGAATTGTTTTCTTAATCGCCATTTTATTATTATTTATTAGTTAAAATAAGGGGGGATATTACTCCCCCCATTATCATCAATATTAGATTTGTACATCCAACCAAGCACAAGCAAGAGGGTTATGGAATTTAACACCCATATTAGTGTCAACCCAAACATCTCCGTAACGCTTTGGAACGCCATCTTCTAACTTAAGAGTGTCTCCAGAACGCTCACCCCACAATTGAACACGCTTGATGTTCTTAATGTCAAGGATAACGATTCTGTTAGCATAAGCAGCAGGGAAAGAAGCAGCATCTTCAAATCTCTTGAAAGGCACAAGAACGATTCTAGAAGAACCTAAGTTTACTTCTTTCAAGTTCAACAATGCGATTTCGTCATTTGGAGCATATCGAGTTAATTCCTCTTTGTACGCCATAGACAACATTCTGTGCATACGAGGACTCATGAACGCCATTCTAGCTGTTCCGTAATCACCATATTCAGAAGATAATACCATATCTTCAAATGCATCTACCAAAGTAGCAGCAGTTGCTAACGCGTTTGGAGAACCAGCAGCTAACATAGCAGAAAATACTCCACCTGTTGTTTTAGCTACAGTACCATTTTGAGTAACTACTTCACCTTTTTGACCTGTCCAGAATGCATTAGAAATGTCAATTCTGTGTTGGTTAAACATTGCGTTACGCTCCATTTCAAGGAAATTAGATGTAGTTCCAATGTTCTTCAACTTATGAAGTTCTACTTCAGAGTAACGAATTGCTTTGTTAAACAATTGTACGTAGTTGTTGCGCTCTACTGTAGTAGCACGGAAATACTGAGCAAAACCTTCAGAACCATCATGGTCAACTGTAGATACGTTTGCCAATACATCATCAACAGCTACACCTGGTAAAACATCACCATTGTAAGGAGATACAGTAATAGTTAATAATGAAGTGTCAACAGAAACAACACTACCTTTTTGTCCGTTAGGATAAGAGATAATTGTGTTAGTTGAAATGTTCTCAACAGAAACAACAGAGATAGTCTGTGTAGTTGGGAAAGAAACACCTGCAGAAATTGCAGTAGCAACTAGAGGCTCACGCTGATAACCCATCTCCTGATAGAAGAATTCGTCAGAATTAACTTGCTCTGCTGCAACCATGTTTAATAACTTCAAATCAAAGAACTGCTGAGGAGCAGAATCAAAGATTGCTTTGTTAGTCAACTTTTGAACTAACAAGGACACATTGTGTCCGTAAGTAGACGCGTATTCAGAACCAACACTGTTAGTGTTTTCGTTGCTAAACTTGCCTAATGAACCATCGTATAACGACATAATTTAAAATTTAATTTATTAATACTCTTTATTTTATGCGTATGGGTCGTTTTTGAAAACACCGCTCAAATGTCCTACAGCTTTAGCATCATATCCTTGGCTAGGGCCAGAAGATTTTTGCTTCCTTAGACTCTTTGGGCTAGTATCAACAATTTTTTGATTTGCCATACTCTCACCTTTTCTTTGCGCAACCTTTTTAACAGACTCCAACATTTTCTTACCATACATGGCATATGCAACTAGCTCTGCAGCATCGTCGTTATATGACCCGTCGGCATTTGCGAAAAGACTATCAATTTTCCCATCGACCAAGATATTCCTAATCTTAGAGATTTCGGACTTGCTGAAGTCTGGGTAAGCCTTACCTAGGTTTTCTACGGAAAGGAGAGCGCTCTTCTTCATATTCTGAAATTCAGATTTCTGACGTTGAACAAAATCCTCACGCTCGCTTTCTAGAGCTTGTTTGTCTTCATTGAATAATCTTTTTGTTGAACCGCCTAAAAGTTTAATTCTACTGTTGAACTCAGACTCTGTTAAATCTCCATCTTCCAATTCGGATAATAACTCATCATATTGCTCCCCTAAGTAGTGCTGAACAAGGTTCTCTGTGTCTTGATTTCTAAAATCAACAGAAAAGTCCAGTCTTTGGCTTCCTTGAGTAAAAGCGGTAGTGTGGTCTTTACCATCTGCCCACAATTGAACCGCCAGTCTTATGTCTGATGGCATCGCTTGTAAGTCAGCAGCAAGAGCGTCAAAATCTTTTTTAACCTCAGCCCCTTCTTGCGCTTGACCTCTCCAGGTCTCTACAGATGAAAAGAACTTAGAAACATCTTTTACACCATACTTAGATGATATAAAATCTACCATTTCCTTCTGTGGCTCAAAGTTAAGTTTAATTTCTTTAGCTTTTTTAGGAGTCTTAAGTATTCCGAATATATCGTCTACTTCTTCTTCCTCTTCACTATCCTCATCTTCCTCTTCTTCTTCGTCTTCTTCCTCCTCTTCTTCTTCGTCTTCACCTGCTTGTACGCTTTGACCTTGCAAAGCCGTTACCAAGTCTTTATACTCTTCCGAGTTTGCGAATTCTGGATTCATCTGTGCCAGAGATTCGATTTGTCGAAGTTGTTCTTGCGTTTCTGGTTCTAATCCATCAGCCATTGGGGCGTTGCTTAGTTCCATTTGCGCTCTCTCAACTTCTCTTTCAAAATTGATTTCACTCATAACTATTTATATTTGATTCAAAAATACTAATTTATTGTGGACTCTGTCTTTTAAGTGCTTCCCTTTCGTTCTTAGCAGCTTCTTTTACTGCTATTTTTTCAAGTTCTTGCTCATGAGTCGTATTCATCATTTCTACTTGCTTCGCTTCTTGGCTTTGTTGAGCTTGCATAATTTGTTGTCCTGCTTCAGCTTGTTGAGCTCTACCTTGCATCATACCTTCAGTTGCTGCTTGGTCAGATTTATTTTGAGCAAGAGCTTTATCTTTATGATATTGTCTCAATGAACTGGCAACTAATTCTGGAGTAGCTCTATTAAATAAATTAGCAAATGTAATTTGGTCAATCATACCAGCCTGTAACAATGTAAATAACAATTGATTAGCAGCAGTAGCTCCCTGCTCAGCAGATTCAGCTCTCTTAATGAATATTCTGTAGTCCTGCATTAAGTGGTCTTCAGATATTGTTATGTGCTGTAAACCTTTATCACCAACCATCATAGCTAATCTTCTAGGATTATCATGATATACTGCTTTACCAACAGTGGCCATATGTTCGTATGCTTGTCTCAATACAGATGTTAAGGCCCAATAGAAAGGCTCTTGAACTAGTGAACCTCTTTGTATTTGAGCTTCTACCACACCTACCAATACATCGCTACCTCCTTGAGTTCCTGTCATCGCTTCGTTAACTCCAGTTACATCTTGAATACTCTGTTGAACACTCTGAATAACTTGGAATAATTGAAGTGCTCCGTTACCTAAGTTAGAACCATAAGTTCCAATAGCGTTTTGTACTGAACCAACTCTGTCTGTATCTACGAAAATAGGTTTAGAAGAGTTAATGTTTCTCATTATGTCAGCTTCACCATCTCTATCGTCTACAGCACTCTTAGATATTACAGTACCAGAACCTCTCATGTTAGACATCTGAGATTCAACTACAGATAAAGTTCTGTTTAAGAATCTTTGTGGGTCAATAACATCATCTAACGGTGTTAATATCTCACCTCTATCGTATACCCAAGTATAACACTTGTATGGGAATTTAACGCTTGATGGGTCATAAAGGTTTTTCTCTTGATAAGGAGCAATGCCATAATCTAATACAATGTCCCCACCAGATACTCCAAGCTCTTCTTGAGGTATTAAAATACAGTAACGAAGAATATCAACATAAATCCTATGTTTTTTCTTGTCGCCCATCTCTTCTTGGTGTTTATCTGTAGGAGGTTTTATTAAATCTTTATCCGTGTACTTAGAATCTGGGTGATTAACCATTGTGTAATATGGGTATCCATACTCATCAGCAACCCAACCATAATCTCTTGTCTCTACATCTTTCCAATATACTTCGTATACAGGCACTTTTCCACCTGCTTGTGTATATATTCCATTAATTACTTTATGAATGCCGTTATTCGCTTTAGTATTGCCGTAATTTTCAATTGCAGCTCTCTCTTCTCCAGTTAAATTTTGGTATCTTTCGAATATACTAGGAGAATCCATATAATACCACTCACCCATATACTCAGAATCACTTAGGTCTGGCTTTCTAGCAGACATATCCCAAATATAGAATATAGGATTTATAGAGTCAGCCATATAAATGTCATTAGCTTCGTACCCTTTGTATATTCCTAATCCACATAAAGCTAAATTACGAGTAATCTGAACTTTTAGTTCATCAATATTTACTTCAGTAGCAATAAACTCAACTAAATTGTTAATATCCTTTTCGTAATCTTCAACCCAGCTGTTATAGAATAACTCCTCTGTCTCTAATTCAGTATCTTCAATAGGAACATTTTGCTTAATGATATCCTTAAAGAAAGGCAGAGCCTCAGAAGCCTGTTGCCAAGTCTTTAATTTTTTTAACTCTTCTTCTCTTTTGTTTATTACAAAGTCAGATATACAAGTAGCTTTAGCGTCATAAGATAATCTAATAGCATTACCAATGTATTGTTGAACCATTGGCTTGATAACATTCTTAGTCCACTTCAATCGGTTACGAACATCTCCAGATTCATCTAAGAAGAAAGATTCTACATCTTCGTCAAATATCCATTGACCATCTTGTCCTTTGAAAAATGACCAGTTGATTAAACATTTATTTATATATCTTCTATACAAATAACTATTCATAGAGGATAAACAAAACTTAGCATACTCTTGATGATAAGACTTGTCTTTTTTTGACTCTAATTTGTTGGGTCTAACCCGACCTGTGCTAAAAATATAACTCATATTATTTCAATACATCATTAATACGAACAAGCACCTGCTTATTAGTCTTTTTATCTATAGTTTTTATACCGTATGAAGACTCCAATCTCTTAACCATATCTGGCAATTCTGAATGTATCTTCACAATTAAATCAGTATATTTCTTTTTCTCATCTATGTCCATTCCAACCAATGTAGCAGTGTCTAAGACTATCATGTCATTCAACATATCAAACATATATTGGCTCATTAATTTTGCTCTCAATCTATATTCTGGATTGTAAAGCTCCATTCTCTTAATTCCTTCCTTGATATTATCAGGCATATTGCCAGATATTATCTGCTTTAAATCAGCTCTTATGGAATAAGCATTCCCGTAAACCAACTCAAGGGCTTTATTCAGCCTGTCTTGTTTGCTCAACTTGTAAATAGGACTTGTTCTATTTCCTAATAACCAGCAGAGTCTTACTTCTTTTACTTTTAAACCTTGGAACTCTGTTACATCTGCTAATTCTGGATATTCAATCCTCAAATCAGATTCAGAGTCTAGGCCAAAAAGAGTTACTTCAACTTGTTTTTCACTCATAAACTTTAAATAAGGGGGTGAAGAAATTAATCCTCACCCCACAAATATAATCAAAAATTAGATAGCAGGTGTTCCTGTGTATGCACCAGCAGTAGCAGTAGTTCCAGCTAAAGCAGCATCAAGAGCAGCAGCGTATGCAGTAAATCCAGCACCAGCAGCACCATCAACAAATACTAAGTAATTTACATTTTTGAAAACAGATAATCCAGTAACAGCGTTGTGACGGATTAATTTTCTAGCTTTCAATAAGTACTTAACGTACTGAGCAGTTCCACTTACGATGCTACCGTTAGCAGGGAAGTATTGAGCAGCATCAGCAGTAACTCCTGAAGGAGCAACGAAAGGTACAGAAACAACAACAGTAGCAGCAAATGAAGTCTTAACAATCATGTTTCCGTAGTTCGCAGAACCAGCAGTGATTGTAAGTACGTTACTTCCAGTGTTGTAAGCAGCAGTAACTCCAGCGTCTAAATCGTTATTGATTCTAGCAGCAAAAAGAGCACCTAATTCATCTGTAGTAGCAGTAGCGTCAGTAGAAACAATATAAGTTCTAGCAGCTCTTAGAGCACCTGTAGGCTCAATTACATTAGATAAAGCGATAGTCAACTTGAAAGTTGAATCGTTACCGAAACCACCACCAAAAGCAGGAACAGAAGTTAAATCAATTGTGTTTACTTCAGCAGTACCTGTTGTGTATGCAGTCTTACGACTACCAACTACATCACGAATAAGTGGAGCAACACCTTGAGCTCCAGACTCATCCAACAATGTTAATTTTCCTAATGCCAATACAGCATCAGTAGCAAGTGGTGTGTTGACAACAATTACTTTGTCAGCATCAACCAAGTTTAAAGCAAATTTAATCGCCATGATAAAAAGATTTTGATACACCGATATTTCTATCTGTGTAGGTTAAAAACATAACCATGCACCGTGCATAGTATCGGGACAAAAGTAATAATATTTTTTTAATTAAAATTTAGGTTTGGATTGTTTCTTTTTTTCTTTTTGGATATATATATATATTTATATATATGTATATCTTTTTCTTTGTTTCTTTTCTTTGCTTCTTTCTTTTCTTTATTTCTTTTACTTTTTCTTTTTTTCTTTATTAATTTTTTTTTCGTGAAAGTTTGGATATTAGAAAAACTTATTTAACTTTGACATTCAATTTTTAATTATGGAAAAATTTAGAGTAGTATGTGTGAATGATAAAGCTAAGCCAAATAACTTCGTTGGAGCTTGGTTGAAGTCTGGAGAGATATACACCGTTGTTGATGCTAAGTACTTGTCTAGACAAAAAATGTCCATAGGATATAAACTTGCGGAGATTGATTTGTCACCAGAGAGTCCTTACCAATTCTTTTTGTCAAATCGATTCAGACCGTACAACGATGAAGATGAGCAATTAGAAGCAGCTCTAGAGGAATTACTAGAAGAAACTTTACTAGAACAGATATAATGATTGAACTAATACTCGAACTAAACAAGTTTAACGGAATAGTATTCAATGAGTTAGCTCATTCATATCATTACAATGGTGTTAAATGTACCTCTGTAACACAGTTGATTGGCAATTACAAAAAGAAATTTGAGACTGAAATAATCGCATCTAAGTACGCACTTAAGAATGGATTAAGCATTGATGAGGTTTTAGCTGATTGGGATTTAAAAAGAGATACAGCTAATGCTAGAGGAACTGAACTTCATAAATACGCTGAGTTAAAATTTGCTTGCAAGGAATATGATGTAAGCGAAGAACAATTATCAACAGATTTAAAAAGTAAGATTGATTCATTTTATGAAATGTCTAAGGGTAGATTAATACCTGTAGCCTCAGAATTAATAGTTGGAGATTCAGATAAATCTTTATGCGGAATGATAGACCAAATATTCTATAATGTCAAGGCAGAAGAATTTCAAATATGGGACTATAAGACGAACAAAGAGATAAGCACCCATAGTAAGTATAAGAATAGAATGATTAATGGCTTAGAACACCTCCAAGAGTGCGAATTCAATACTTATTCATTACAGTTGGCTATCTACAAAAGAATAATAGAAAGAAATACTAACATAAAACTAGGCAGTTCTTATATTTGCTGGATTAATGAATGTAACGAAACATACAAAACATTTAAGATGAATGATATGACAAATGAGGTTAACTTAATATTTGATTCTATATGAGCACATCGTCTATATACTCTAGCAATAAACTAAAGCAAGTGCTTTTGAATAACACTCAGCACTTTATAATGAAATCATTTCTATCGGCTAAGTTCGAATACGATAGACAAGTTTCTGAATACCATCTTTATTGGTACAATTCAAAGAAAGGAATATTTGAAAGCGACCCAAGATATAAATGTTTATCTAATAAACAAATGAATAAAAAAGAGGTGGCTTATTTTTTATCTATTATGAAAGACTATAAAGAGAGTATGAAGAATGAAGATGGTATAGTTTGGGAGAATAAGAAACTAGGATTTTATAAATCTAAAGTTAAAGTTCAACAACTTACCATGGAGCTTAAATAAAAAAAGCCCTCGATTGAGAGCTTTCTTAAGTTATGAATTTATTATTTCTTCTTTGGTTGTAATTCTTCTACTTTATCGGATAGTTCTTGAATAGCCTTAACAAGTATAGGCATTAATCTACTATAAGACGCTTCAAGTTTTTCAGGATTAGCTTCGTATACTAATTTCATTTCTTCTGAAACATTATATTTCTCTTGAACTTCTTTTAAGTTCTGAGCAGTAAATCCAGAATCTTTAATTCCTTGCTTACCTTCTTCATTTCTATCTTTCCAAATAAAAGAAACTGGCTTAATATCATTTATGAAATCTAAACCAGCTGACAGTTCAGTAATTTCATCCTTATCTCTTGCGTCAGACAATGAAGTGATAGACGTTACAGCACATCTTAACACAGCACTAGATGAATTACCAAAAGTAATTTCATTACTAACATTTGGTACAGATGGATAACATGCTCCCGCACCAATTAATATATTATTATTTCCTGTCTGTAATGAAGCAGTAGCTGAATTAGCAAAACCTAAAAGTACATTATCAGTTCCTGATGTAAAGTTATATCCTGCTTGATTTCCAACAAAAGTATTATTACTCCCCGAGTTAAATAAATAACCTGCTGTAGTTCCTAACGCTGTATTATTATTTCCAGAAGTTAGTGTTACTAAAGATTGATGTCCAACTGATGTATTACTTGACCCAGTTGCTAAACCTAAAGATGAAAGCCCAACTGCAGTGTTCTGAATACCAGTTACAGTACTTTTTAAAGCACCAAAACCAATTGCTGTTTGACCAGGAAGTGAAGTATAAACTTTTAAAGCCTCAAATCCAACTGCTACACTATTATTACCTGTAGTATTTGATTTTAATGCTTCATTTCCAATAACTACATTATACTTTCCACTTGTATTTGCCATTAAAGCAGTAGTTCCAACTGCAGTATTATCCCATCCTGTTGTTACCGCTAATAATGCGGTAGTTCCAATAGCAGTATTTTGATAACCTAAAGTCATGTTTAATCCTGCGCCTCCACCTATTAATGTGTTGTTATGACTTGTTACTGCAATTCCTGTAGGAGCTACTCCAATAGCAATGTTACTAGGGTCTAAATTTGGAGAACCTACAAATGTTCCATTTACAGCAACGGTTGTTCCTGTTGATGGATTTATTATATCTACGTTTAAATAAGCTGGTGTTGGCATAGTTTTATTTTTAAATTATTATTATTATTTCTTTTTCAATGAAGTTACTTCAGCAGACAATTCCTGTATTGCTTTAACAAGGATAGGAATAAGTTTACCGTATGATGCTTCAAGTTTCTCTGGATTCTCTTCATAAACTAACTTAAGAACTTCTGCTTTTTCAGCATCTTCTTGTGCTTTCTTCAAGTCTTGAGCGATGAATCCAAAATCAGCTACACCGTGTTTACCAGCTTCATCTCTATCGTTCCATGTAAATTCTACAGGTCGTAAAGATTTCACAAAATCTAAACCTGTGCTTAAATCTTTAACATCTTCCTTATCTCTAGAATCAGACAATGATGTAATAGATGTTACTGCACATCTTAAAACATTATTAGAACTGTTACCTAAGGTAATAGAATCACTAGTAGTTGAAGTAGAAGTTCCTGACTGATTACCAATGCAAATATTATTTGAACCAGTTGTAATAGGAGTTAACCCATTTCCTTCACCTGCTCCAGTACCTAAAAAAGTATTGTTTGAGCCTGTTGTAACATGAGCGCCTGCTTCAGCGCCTAATACTGTATTCCCACCAGACATTGTACTATTCCACATAGCTCTCCACCCAATAGCTGTATTAGGCATAGAAGTCACAGCTGTAAGCGATTTTAAAGCAAAGTGACCAATTGCCACTTGACCAAATGACGTAATAGTTACTGCATTAAGTGCGGCCCTTCCTATTGCTATATTTTCAGAACATGAAGTAACTTGAGACAAAGCATTCACGCCTATTGCAACATTATCATCACCACTTGAAAGTGCGCCTCCACTAAATAAACCTAGAACTGTGTTATTACTTCCTGTACTAATACCACTTCCTCCACTACCAACCATAAGATTGGCATTAGCTGTTAATGATGCAGGCGCTGATGTCCCAATATATTTATTTACAGTACCTGGACCTCCAGCTAAAGATTTTAACTGAATTCCATTTACTATAACATCAGTAGTTACTGATGGATTTATTATATCTACATTTAAATAAGCTGGTGTTGGCATGATTTATTTTTTAATTATTATTTCTTTTTTGATTCTAATGCTTCTACTTTAGAAGACAATTCTTTAATAGCTTTAACAAGAATAGGAATTAATTTTCCGTAGCTTGCTTCTAACTTCTCTGGGTTTTCTTCATATACTAAACCTAATGTTTCAGCCATATCATATTTCTCTTGAGTAGCTTTCAAGTCTTGTGCAATGAAACCAAAGTCCTTTACATCGTGCTTACCATCCTCGTCTCTGTCATCCCATACAAAAGATACAGGGTTAAGTTCTTTAACGAAGTCTAAACCTGCTGACAATTCAGCAATATCTTTTTTATCTCTAGCGTCAGAAAGAGAAGTGATTGAAGTAACTGCGCAACGTAAAGCTAAAATTGAAACACTACCTAATGTAATTTCATGATTCACAAGAGCAGAACTAGGATTTGCTCCGTGCCCAAGACACGTATTACCCTGACCTGATATATTAGACACGTTAGTTCCTGTTTGATTACCAATAAAGGTATTGGTAATTGCATTTGCACCAAAACTAGCACCTGCTTGCTGACCTACACAAGTGTTTCCAAATCCTGTAGTGACGTTCTGACCGCTTGTACTTCCTATAAAAGTATTTGCATTACCAGTTGTTAAACTAGCTCCAGCGCTTGAGCCTATAGATACAGTTGAAGCAGATGTTGTAGCACCAAACATTGCCAATCTTCCAATAGCAACATTGTCAGAACTTGTTAATCCGCCACCAGCTCCATGTCCAATAATTACAGAATTAGTACCTGTAGGAGGAGTAAGTGTACTTCCTAAATAAACAGTGTCGTTTGCTTTTTTTATTATAAGTCCACCAACGCTTATAGCGCTAGTAGTATACGGAAGTATTGTATCCGTGTTTATGTCATTTACATTTAAAGGCATGATTTTTAGTTTTAAGTTATTTTAAGTTATAATATTGTTAAAAATGTTCCAGATGGAATATTTAAGGTATATCCAGCAGCCATCGTTAACGGACCTTGATAAGTCAAAGTAGTGTTTTCTGGTAATGAAATATTTGAATAGATAGGACCTGTAACTTTAAACCCATTTGCAAAAATGGAATTTTGGTTATTTCCTAGTTCAGAGAAGATATACTGGATATCATCAAACATAAGTCCTTCGTTCTTATTAGAAACCGAGCCAGACTTTCTTTTACTTTTCTGTGTGTACATAATTGCTATATATTTTTAATTTATACAAAAATACACATTAATTCAATTAATTATTTTAAGTACCTTTCCAGTTACTGAATCTACTCTAGCTAGTTTCATTCTAAAGTTAGTTTCTTTACATTGAACATATCTTGTGACAACTTTGTTATCGGTAGATGTTGTTTTAATGTTTTCTGGTTCATATCTAGCGTGAGCCTGTGCATTGATGTAAGCAAATGTTATAGCGAATATAGCATCATCATAATCATATCTAGTATCTGCTGCTTGATATCTTGTTTGTCTATGACTGTTAGTAGATTTTAAATCTTTTTCAACAAATGTTTTTAATTGTTCCCATAACCACGGAACATCTATATTATTAGCGTAAGCATCCACCATCTCTTCAGTCTTTGCTATAATTCTAGGACCTGTATTAGCCTTATTAGATATACCAAACCATTTACCTCCCATTGTATGGAAATATTCAGGTAATTGTGATGATGCTGTAAACTTATGCTTGAATCCGTGTACTTCTTGGAAGTCTAAGTGCATATCTCCAATGTTATTCTCTATAAGTTCCTTAATACCACCCCTATTCTGTTGGTCATAGTATAAACTTTGTAGCAATACCTGTAGATATGTGTATTTAAACTTTCTATCTCTATGGAATACCACAGATGACACAGAGTTAGTTAAGGAATCCCATATTGCACTACACATCATAGAGTGTCCTGTCTCTGAATTGATGGGGTCAGTTCCTTGATACCACCTATTCTTCCATTTATCTCCCGCTGGTGGGTGATGTATTATAATAGATGTAGTAGATACATGCTCTCTAGCGTTTGTAGCTACCCATTTAGCACCAATTATCCTAAATTCTGTTATTAAATCGGGTGTAGGTTGAGAAAAATCCATTATCGGTTCAAAGAATCCGTACTCTATTGGAACTTCCTTACCATATATGTCATGAAGTCTTTGGTTGCATAGGTGTATAGGGACTAATGTCCTTGCTTTACGAATAAACATATCATCTATTGTGATAGGATAATGCTGATGGAACTGAACCTTAGCAGTTTCACCCTTCTTTGTACCTTCAAGCGCTAGATATGCTTTCTTTTCGTTGTTTATATGCTCATCTGTTACTCCTCTTCTTGCGTATGCGTTAAAGAATAGTGGTATAATACCGTATTCGTAGTTACCTTCCTTCCATTGTCTTAAACACATCTTAAATTCAGCCTCAAATACAGAACCACCTTTGTCCATTTCACCTCCAGTACCCCATGCTAAGAATTGTTGCTGCATAGTCATCTTTCCTGTCTCTGGATTGAACTTAAATAATGCAGGTCTACCCTCTCTCATCATCTCACCGAAGATATCAAACAATCCAATCTCATCAATGAATACTGCTGATGGAGACCCACCATTAATAGCGTCTATCTGCGGACTATCTACTTGGAATCTAGATGCCCCACCATCGTCACGACCTTTCTTTTCTCCTTTCTTGTCAAATGACATTACCTTATCTGTCCAGTTCTTGACATCTTGTGCCATAAAGTCTGGAATCTTTGTGTATGTCCACTTAACCTTATCTCTAAATATCTCTATACCTTTAGATTCTGAGTGCGTTACAAACTTAATGAAGTATGATTTGTTTAGGTTAACTCTTTTCATACCAGCCAGACACATCGTAGTGGTGAAACCAATCTGACGAGCTTTACCAATCATTAATGAGTACCCACAATCGAATAGGAATAGTAATACCATCTGAGCATCCCACGCTTGATAGCGTAGCATTCCATTAGGCGAACGGTCTTCTTTAATCCAACCGTATTTATTACAGAAGTATAATGTATTATCATTACATCTCTGTATTTCTGTGTTGAGCCATT